ATATGGAGGTTTGGAATGAAACTCACTAGAAAACAAAAAATGAATCTAATAGAAGGAAAGCTTGAATTAAGTATGTTGCAATTTCATGCAAGTTTACCTTGGATTGTAAGAAAACTATTTAGTAAACAAGCTTTAGATTGGTATGACAAAGGTAAAGGCGACGCAATGTCTGATTATCTTTGGCTCAGAAAGAAAATATCAAAAGTGGAGAAACAAAATGAATCCAGAATTAAATGAAGAGTTTACATGGTGGTATGAAAGAGTATTTTTACAAAGCCCTAGTATGTGTGAGCTTAAATATGATGACGAAAAGATGTGGCAGGCATGGATAGCGGGATATAAATTAGGTCGTGACAACGCCTATAAAAGAAAAGATATTCCAATAGAAATTTTTACCATTCCGAAAGAAAAACATATTCATAGTATGGATAAAGATAAAAAATGATAGTCTACGGGGCTAAAAGAGTAGGTGGAAAACTCTTACTAAGACGGTGGTTTAGACTTAGATCTTCTGATAGAAGAAAGAGATTAGACTTAGAAATGAAGAGGTTAAGAAAGAAATGGTGGCATTTTAAAACAAGATGGGAATCTAGTTGACAAAGCCTAAAAATAGTAGTATAATATTATGGTAACAATAGAAAAGGAGAAAGTATGTTAATTACATTAGTAAATGTTTCAACCCCGCAGGTTACCAAAACTGCTAAGGGTCAATATCAAGCAATTGAGGTAAGTTACAAGAATGACCAAGGTCAGATTCAAGGTAAGAAATTGATGTCTTTTAGTAACCCTACAGTATTTAAGGCTATTCAAGAGTTTTCTAAAGGTGATGTGCTTAATGTAGAGGCAGTAAAAGACGATCAAGGCTATTGGCAATGGAAAGCTGTACAGAAGTCTGATGGTACAGAACCTGTTAAAACTTCAGCACCTGCAGCGTCTGGTGGTCGAGTTACAGGAAGTAATTATGAGACACCTGAAGAAAGAGCTAAACGACAAGTTTATATTGTTCGTCAAAGTTCAATCTCAAGTGCCATTGACTTACTTAAATCCAATGGTAATGATGTAAAAGTAGACAATGTGTTATCAGTTGCTAAACAACTAGAAGCTTATGTGTTTGGTAACGAGTCTTCTGATACTCCGAGCTAGTATGAAAATAGCACTTTTAGATGGTGATATCTTTGCATTCCGTGTAGCTTGTACTACAGAGAATGATCCTGATGGTATTGCCATCTATCGTGTTAATGAGATGATAGAACAGTGTTTGGCTGAGGTGGATGCTGATGAGTATAAAATATTCTTAACCTCCAAGGATAACTTCCGTAAAAAGATTTATCCTGAATATAAAGCTAATCGCAAAACTCCACCTCCTAAACATTTAATATTTTTAAAGGATTATTTAATCAATGATTGGAACGCTGTTGAGGCATCTGGAATGGAAGCTGATGATTATTTGGCTATACATCAAAATGAAAATACTATCATATGTTCTATTGACAAGGATTTATTACAAGTTGCTGGTAAGCACTATAACTTCGTCAAAAAAGAATTTAGTGAAGTAGATAATTTAGAGGGTTTAAGAAAATTCTACGCACAATTATTAACAGGTGATAGTTCAGATCACATTAAAGGTATTGAAGGTATTGGACCTGTTAAAGCAGGTAAAGCTCTTATGTTTTGTGAGACAGAAAAAGAGATGTTTGATGTAGTTCGTAACATGTATAACAATGATGACTGGCTATTAATGAATGGTCGTTGTCTATGGATATTAAGAAGTCTAGATGATGACTGGACTAAACATTATGAAAGGTTATTAAATGAGTAACAGTAATTCACCTGCATTTCCATGTCAAGATAATAAGAAACAAATCTATACAGGTATGAACCTTAGAGATTATTTTGCATTAGAAGCTATGAATGGTTTAATTAAAAGATTAGATTTAGATAAAGCAACTAATGCTCATCTTGCTTTTTTAGCTTATAACATTGCTGATGAAATGCTTAATGAACGATTAAAGTATAAATAATGGATTGGACAGAAGGTAGACGAAAGTCTTTTATAACAAGTGTATTAAGAAGTGGATATCGGAGGTGGCCTCCCAAATATGAAACACTCAAAGAAGCACAAGCAGGAAAGAAAGAGAATGCAAAAACTAAACGAATTGCAATGCACTATACATGTAATTCCTGTAAAGAAGACTTCCCTGCTAAGGAAGTTCAAGTCGACCATATTGAACCTGTGGTGGACTCTAAACAAGGATTTAAGACCTGGGATGTTTTCATTGATAGGCTCTATTGCGACAAAGAGAACCTACAAGTCCTCTGCAAATCGTGTCACTCGTCAAAAACATTAACAGAAAAGAAAGAGAGAACTAGTGCAAGTAAAAAGCCTAAAAAAAGTAGAAAGCGACAAGTTTGATCTTGTACTGGAAGTTAATGAAGAAGAGGCTAATTTCTTTGTAAACATTGCACTTGACTATCTTGTAGGAACTATAGCAATCATTAGACAGAATAAAGAAGCAGAGATGGATTTATTAAGTCAGATACCTGACGAGGAGTTTATTAAGGCATGAGTAGGAATGAAATAACAGGAGATAAGATTCAAACTAAAGGTGTATTGTCTAAAGAAGGTGAAGCTAACTGGGATAAGATATTTGGTAAGAAGATTAAGGAACAGAAGTTATCTTTAGATGATATGAAAGAGATGTTTGACGAGAAGTTTAGAGAGGAAAGAAAATGAGTAAGATATTATTGTTAGACATTGAAATGGCTCCTAACGTAGCTCATGTTTGGGGTATCTGGGATCAGAACATTGGTATCAATCAGTTACAAGAATCATCTTATGTTATGTGCTATGCTGCTAAATGGCTCGGTGATAAGAAGATGATGTTTGACTCTGTGAAAAAGAGTGGTGACAAGAAGATGTTAGCTGGCATTCATAAGCTTCTAGACGAGGCTGATGCGGTCATTCACTACAATGGGAAAAGATTTGATATACCATCACTTAATAAAGAGTTCTTATTGCATGGTATGTTCCCACCAGCACCTTTTAAAGAGATTGACTTATTGACAGTGGCTAAAGGTAGATTTAGATTTGTGTCTAACAAGCTAGACTATGTAGCACAGTCATTAGGTTTAGGTAAGAAAACAGAACATAGTGGTCATGAGTTATGGGTACAGTGTATGGCAGGTATTCCAAAGGCATGGAAGCTTATGGAGGAGTACAATAAGAACGATGTAATCCTTTTAGAGAAAGTATATGAACGCTTTAAGCCTTGGATCAAGAATCATCTTAACCGTAACTTAGTTGAAGGTACGGACTTATGTTGCCCTACTTGTGCTTCTAAGAACTTCCAGAGAAGAGGCTTTAATATGACATCCGCTGGTAAATACCAACGATATCAATGTAGAGCTTGTGGTAATTGGTTTAGAGATAATAAGAACTTGAAAGAAAAAGGGTCAACTAAATTTGTAAATGTTTAAGGATAATATATGGAAGATCATGATATACCAGTGTGGGATTTAGTAAGAGCTGATATTGACTTTAGAGATAGAGTCGGTACCAAGACTTACAAAAAAAAGCTTGTACCATTTAATGGTAAAGATGCTTTATGGGAAGCGTATGAAGAAGCTTTAGATTTAGTCGTCTATTTAAGACAGTTTATTTATGAACAAGATGTTAATAAAGGTTATGAACCTGAACCTAACAAAAACAAAGTGGAAAGTGTAGGAAAATAAGATGTTGACTTTAGAAGAGCTTAAACAAAAGCTTGCTGAACGTCTAGATGAAATAACTCTTCTAGAGTTGCTAAGTATCAATTCTTATGATATAGTGGAAAGGTTTGAAGACTATATTGAAAACAACTACGATAAACTAATGAAAGAAATAGAAGATGACTACGACATTAACGAACTATAGTAAATTTATACATAAGAGTCGCTATGCTAGGTACATAGATGACCAAGCTAGACGTGAGTCTTGGGAGGAAACAGTTGCACGTTTAATCTCTTATTTAAAGACTAAAACAGATGGTAAAGTAGATGATGCTACTTACAAACAACTTCAAGATGCTATTACTAATTTAGAAGTAATGCCTTCAATGCGTCTACTAATGACAGCAGGTGAAGCATGTGATAGAGATAACATATCAGCTTATAACTGTTCTTATCTAGCTATCAATAACAAGAGAGCATTCTCAGAAGCTCTTTACATTTTAATGAATGGTACTGGTGTAGGATTCTCTTGTGAACGTCAAGAGATTGATAAACTTCCTCCATTACCTGCAACATTTAAGGAGGTAGATGATGTCATCGTGGTTGGAGACTCTAAACTCGGATGGGCAAAAGCATTCAAAAAACTATTGTCCTCTTTGTGGGAGGGAGATGTTCCTAAGATTGACTACTCACGGGTTCGCCCATCTGGTGCGAGACTTAAAACCTTTGGTGGCAGAGCTTCTGGACCAGAACCATTGCGTAAGTTGTTTGAGTTCACAATACACACGGCTAAAGGATCAGCAGGAAGAAAACTAAACAGTTTAGAAGTACACGATATTATGTGTATGATTGGTGAGATTGTAGTAGTAGGTGGTGTAAGACGATCTGCTCTAATCTCTTTGAGTAACTTAACAGATAAAAGGATGC